GGACAATTCGCGGACGAATTTTGACAAAACCTGTGGTATACTGATATCATTCAAGAAATGAACAGGACGGCATAGCCCTCGAAGCGCAGGCTTTGGGGGTTTTATGTGTGTCAGGGAGGTATAGTGTGCCAAGGAAACCGCTCCGGCCTTGTAGTTACCCCGGCTGTCCTGAACTGACGGCCAACAGATACTGCGTGGCCCACAAGAAACTGACGGACCGGCAGTACAATCGTTATCGACGTGATCCGGACACCTATAAGCGCTATGGCCGGGCATGGCGGCGGATTCGCGCGGCATATATCGCCGGCCACCCGCTGTGTGAACAATGCAAAGCAGCTGGACGATTAACGCCGGCCACCGAAGTGCATCATGTCGTGCCTCTTGCTGACGGCGGTACGCACGACGATACCAACCTGATGAGTTTGTGCAAGGCTTGTCACTCGTCCATCACCGCGCGTGAAGGTGGCCGGTGGCAGTCTCAGAGCTGACCGGGAGGGGGCCGTATGATCTTACCGGGTCTCCCTGAAGGCAGCGGCTGTGGGGTCACGCGCGAAAATTCGCAGGTTCAAACGGGTATATAGGCCCCAAAATTTGGAGGGATGTGCATGGCAAAGGACGGAACCAAAAGAGGCGGCGCTCGTGCCAGCACGGGGCCAAAGAAAAAGCCGCTCCACGACAAACTCCTGGAAGGCAATCCGGGAAAGCGGCCCCTCAAGATTGTAGATTTCAATGACACGGCAGATCTGGCCGGACAGGAGATGCCGCCTCCACGGGCGTATCTCGCCGCCGCACAGAAAAACGGCGGACAGACGCTGGCTGTTGAGCTTTATGAGGATACATGGAACTGGCTGAATGCGCGCCATTGTGCTCATCTGGTTCCCGCACAGATTCTGGAACAGTACGCGCAAAGCGTAGCGCGATGGATTCAGTGCGAGGAGAACATCACGGAGTATGGATTTTTAGCGAAGCATCCCACGACAGGGAACGCGATGCAATCCCCCTATGTGGCGATGAGCCAGAGCTTCATGAAGCAGGCGGCCAGCCTGTGGTTCCAGATTTATCAATCCGTAAAAGAAAACAGCGCGGAGGATTACCGGGGCGCGACACCGCATGATGATGTGATGGAGCGCCTTTTGAGCGTCAGAAAAGGCGGCATGTGATGGATGATTTTTATATACGTCTGGGGAAGAACCGTGGCCATTTGAGCCGCCAGCAAATCCGTACCCTTCGGGGACAGGCGTTGGCTGGCGACTTGGAAGGCGCGACCAAAGGATTGAATCGACTGATAGGAGGACACCATGGACATTCGAAAAATCGAAGCGGCGCGGCTCAACCCCGCCGAATACAACCCGCGTAAAGACCTGAAACCGGGTGATAAAGAGTATGAGAAGCTGAAGCGCTCCATCATCGAGTTTGGCTATGTGGAGCCGGTCATCTGGAACGAGGCAACGGGACATGTCATCGGCGGCCACCAGAGATTGAAAGTGTTACTCGACCTTGGCCGGTCGGAGATCGATTGCGTTGTTGTATCGCTTGATCGACAAAAAGAGCGTGCGCTCAATCTGGCGTTGAATAAAATCCAGGGCGACTGGGATGAAACCAAGCTGGCCACCCTCATCGCCGATCTGGACGCCAGCGCGTTCGATGTGACGCTCACTGGTTTTGACGCCGAGGAAGTGGACGCGCTGCTCAATAAGTTTTACGCCAAAGAAGCCATCGAAGATGAATTCGACATCGACAAAGAAAAAGCGGAGGTGGAGGCCAAAGGCGCTGTTACCCATCCGGGCGATATCTGGCTGCTGGGAAATCATCGCCTGATGTGTGGGGATTCTACCAACGCCGATGATTTTGCCCGGTTGATGGCCGGCGCGCACGCGCAGATGGCTTGCACCTCGCCACCCTACGGTGTAGGTAAATCTTATGAGAAAGCGGGCATTGAACCATGGTTTGAAACAATTCGGCCTGTAATCAAAAATTTGTGCCGACACGCGGACATCGTCTGCTGGCAAAATATTGATCTTTACTGTACGGGAACAGCCTTCATTGAACCGACCGGATTTTATTCGGTGCAGATGTTTGGTGAACAGGGCTTTCGTCCCATTTGGATTCGAATCTGGAAAAAACAAGGTATCAACTATGGCGTCGCGCCCTATCACCTGTCGAGCAATAAGCCCGCGCAGCAGTATGAGTATATTACCACGTTCGCCGGACGGGACCCGGAAGAGGAGTATAATGACCAGGAGTATGCGTGGTTATCCGCATTCGCCGGGCATTCCTACAAGTTCGTCAAAAGGCTGACTAAAGAGGAGCGAAAAAAGTGGGGATATGCGGGCATCTGGGAAATATCGACAGTCCGTGCCAACAAGGACCACCCGGCTATGTATCCGGTCGAAATTCCAGCCCGATGCCTCAAGCTCCACAGCAATCAGGGCGATATCGTACTGGAGCCATTCTCCGGCAGCGGCACAACGATCATCGCCGCCGAACAATTAGAGCGGAAGTGCTACGCAATGGAGCTCTCCCCGGTATACTGTGATTTGGCGGTGAAAAGATTCGCCGCCTTTACGGGCGAGGAGCCGGTCAGACTGGAGGCGGACGCATGAACGGCAGAATGAACATTCAGACGCTCCCCGCCAACCGGCTAAAAGCCGCAAAGTACAATCCACGCAAAGACCTCAAGCCCGGCGACCCGGAGTATGAGAAGCTGCTCCGTTCGATTGAAGAATTCGGCTATGTGGAGCCGGTCATCTGGAACGAGCGCACAGGAAACATCGTAGGTGGCCACCAGCGATATAAAGTGCTGATGGCGATTGGCCACAAGGAGATCGAATGCGTGGTGGTCGATCTTGATGAGAAGCGCGAGATGGCCCTCAACGTGGCCCTGAACAAAATCGGCGGCGAGTTTGACATTCCGCTGTTGACCGATTTACTGCGCGGCCTTGGCGACGATGGCTTCGATGTGTCGCTGACCGGTTTCGACGCGGTCGAGATGGAGGATTTGTTCAAAGGAAAAACAGCCGATAAAATTAAAGAAGACCATTTCGACGCGGAGAAAGCCGCCGCCGAAATCAAAACGCCGGTTTCCCAGCGTGGCGACATTTGGCTTATCGGTAAGCACCGCCTGATGTGCGGAGACAGCACCGCCAGCGCCGACGTACTCGCGCTCATGGCCGGAGTGAAGGCCCGCTGCGCGTTCACCGATCCCCCGTGGAATGTCGATTATGGCTCAGACGCAAAACATCCAAGCTGGAAATCACGTCAAATCATGAATGATAAAATGAGCGCCGAGCAGTTCGGCGCTTTCTTATTGGCCGCGTTCCGCTGCATGGCGTCGGTTTCAATGCCTGGCTGCATGACCTATGTTGTTATGTCGGCGCAGGAATGGGGAAACGTTATGAACGCGCTCCGCGAGGCCGGGTATCACTGGTCGAGCACCGTCATCTGGGCCAAGGATACGTTGGTGCTTTCCCGTAAGGATTATCATACGCAATATGAGCCGATCTGGTATGGATGGTTTGAGGGAACGGGCAATTCCGCCAGCAAGCGCCTCTGCCCGCTAAAGGATCGAAAGCAGTCTGACCTTTGGCAGATTCCCCGGCCAAAAGTATCGGAGGAACATCCTACGATGAAGCCGGTGGCGCTGGTGGCGAAGGCGCTGATGAACAGTTCCCGCGCGGGTGACGCTGTGCTTGACTTGTTCGGTGGATCCGGTACCACGCTGATCGCTGCCGAGCAGACGGATCGCGTCGCCTATCTGATGGAGCTCGACCCGAGATATTGCGATGTGATTGCTCAACGGTATATAAAGCAAGGAGGAAACCCTGCGGAAGTATGCCTTCTGCGCGGCGGTGTGACGGCACGGTACGACGAAATGGCCACCGATGGTTAAGTATACGATTCGTCGTTCTCTTGCTTGGGCACAGGGATTTCTCCATTCTCCGATTCATAGTCTCTAACCACCCGCTTCATGAATTGCTCTATTTCACGATTTGCGGACCGTCCCTCTGATTCGGCGATGTATCTGAATTTTTTAAAGAGGATACGATTTACACGGAGTGTGTATCTGACTAATACTTTCATCACTGCTTCACTCCTCTTCCTTTGAAATGCCACCATTATAGTGAAAAAATTGCGGCAGTGCAAAAATGGTGGTATAGTAGTGGTGCTAAAAT